TGAATATATAAACAGTAGCAAAAAATCAAAGGGTGGTTACAAGCATACAATTAAACGTTTACCTTTGAAAAAATGGAATAAAACCCGCAATTTTAGTAGAAAAATTAACCGCCGTACTAAAAAAATAAATAAAATCAAAACAATGCGATTCACAAAAAAAAGACACTAAATTCGTTTACCATTTATTTGTGTTTCAAAATCAAACACAAATAAAATAAAAAAATAAAGATTTTTTCTTAATTTATCTGATTGGTTTATCAAATTTTGCGATTTTTGCGACTTCGGGTTCTCTTCAACTCAGAAATGCGAATTGCACCAAACTTTCCTTTTCTAGCAGTCCAACCATGTTTTTGTAATCGCTTTTCTTTTTTTGCAGTGTTGTGCTTTTTTTTGCTAACAATTCGTCCATTTTTGTTAAGAAGTAATTTATCTTTAGTTAGACCAGGAGTTCCATCGGTTTTATACGCAGTTTCATGAAAAACTTGAGCCCGCGAACCACGTAACATTTGATATTTTTTTCCATTTATGTGATAAAACCCATCTGGTTGACGTTTATTATTTTTCATATCCAATGTTATATTTTAGTTAAAGAAAAAAAAATTAAAAATTGTTTTTTGGAGATGCGCCATAACCACCTGGTGCACCACTCCAACGTCCATATTCATTCAATATTTCATTTGCAGTCTTGTATGATTGTGCTTTTTTGCCAACTGCATTTTTTATATTTGCACTGAAGCGCATACGATACGATAAAATTGAGCTATAATCATTTATTTTTTTTTTATTTATTGCTTTGTTGACAATTGGAAGACACTTGCAGGTTGTTGGGGATACTGTTGTTTTGTCCAAAATATTATTTAAGGGAGTTCCCCCTCCTTCCAAATGTGTACGTTTATTCACTTCCATTAAATGCGACTCGTGCGTGTTAATGTTAATAAGAAATTATAATATATATTATTTTTTAATTTTTTCTATGAAATTAATTTATAATGTCATTGAATAAAAATGAAATCAAAACGAAATATCAAAAAAAATAATAAAAAATACAAAAAATCCACCAAAAAAAATCAACATGGTATTAGATTCCGTAGAAAATCTCTCAAGCGATCTAAAATGGGAGGAATGAATACTTCATATAAAACGAACCCATCATTGAATCAAATAACTCGTTGGACCATAATAGATGATGATACATGGGATCAGTTTAAAACATACATTTATGGTAGCATGTATCATGCACATGCATGGGGAAAAGTATTTGAAATCTGTAAAGAAAAAAAAATAAAAGTTTACGTCGTCACGAATAGTGGCGATCCTCCTGGTGTCATTAGAACTCTTCAGTTGCTTGAGTTATTAGGTGATGACCCGTATATTGAGGATGTCTTATTCATGCGAAGTGATAGAAAGGACGACTCAGTTGACAAATCAGTAGTGATAAATCAGATAATGAGTGATAATCCTGAATCAAAAGGTGTGTTTTTTGATGATTATTCGGAAAACTTTAGGGGAGTCGTCAGCAAGGTCTATTGTCAATTGGTGACTCATACAAATATGAACGTGAAAGCCGAAGGTTTTGCAATGAACCCAAACAACGTTTTCATAAATTTATTACCTAGACATAAATCCTTAATTAGACTACGTTATACGTTGATTTCATTAAATTTGCTTGCATCATTGATATACGCATTGAATGATGAATTACTTAATTTTTTAGACTTCAGTATTGATAAACACCAATTAACAATTAACAAAATGCGTGGATGTACTCATTTATTTGTTGACTTTGATTGTACCTTGTCATTATGGGAATCTGTGATTCCTGAATCGGATTTTAAAACCAAGTTGCGCGATGTATACAAGGATGCATCTGAAGTGGTTGAAGCACCACCTCTTGAGGCTGAAGAAGCAGCTGCAGAAGAAGCGCCTGCACCTCTTGAAGAAGCACAGGCACCTGTTGAAGAAGCACCTGCAACTGTTGAAGAAGCGCCTGCACCAGCACCTGTTGAAAACGTAGCACAGGAACCTGTAGCACCTGCATCTCTTGAAAACGTAGCACCTGCATCTCTTGAAAACGTAGCACCTGCATCTCTTGAAAACGTAGCACCTGCATCTCTTGAAAACGTAGCACCTGCATCTCTTGAAAACGTAGCACAGGTACCTGTAGTACCTGCATCTCTTGAAAACGTAGCGCCGCAAACGAACCCGTAAGCGTATTAAATCAACTAGGAATGCGAAACAATTCAGAATAAAAAATGGAAAAATAAACTGAATCGTGTAATTAATTTTATGCGTGGTATCCAAAAGCAGGCCCATGTCAGAACGCAATCTCATGGGCGGTAGTATTAGTATTAGTTGGAATTTCTCTCGCCATTAAGATTTGGATTTGTAGAAAGTAATTGCGATTGGCAACATGAGCATGACAGCTAGTTGGCACATTTTGCCTTTTTGGTATATGTAAATACGAGAGATATTCTATAATATTGGATAATATTTGGACCAATATTATAATGATAAAAGGATAAAATGAATTTATATTTGTATAAACAAAAAGTAAATAAATTGCATGGAGGAAAAGAAGAATATAATAAATTGGGTGAAAACAGGAGATCTGATATTGTGTGATGATTTAGAATATAAAAACTGGGGACTTTTGAGTTGGTTAATAAAATTTGCAACAAAAAGCGATTTTTCACATGTAGGTATGGTTGTAAAAGACCCGGATTTTACCAAGGTGGCAATGAAAGGAACATACATATGGATGTCAGGAACAACAAACATACCTGATTCAGAAGATAACCATATGAAATTTGGAGTACAAATGGTTCCATTTGAAGAATATGTAGAAACGTACGGTGGTAAATTGTACCTTAGAAGAATACATTGCACAAAATATGAAGAAATATTTAGTAACGAAAAATTAAAGAAAATACATGATGTTGTGTATGATAAACCATATGATATTACAATAACTGACTGGATTGAAGCATATTGTAAGAAAGATCCTCATCCTCAAAAGACAAGCCGGTTTGTTTGTAGCGCGTTTATTGGGTATATTTACACCCAACTGGAACTTTTAGCGAGAGACACAGACTGGAGTATTCTTTGGCCTAGTTTTTTTTCAAGTGAAAATCCTGATTTGCACTTGTTAGAGGATGCATATCTTGAGAAGGAAAAAATAATAAAATAATCAAACATCAAACAATTGGGCAAACAATATTTTTTCACAAATACATGTTGATGTTGGGTTGTTCATTTTGATTTGCTTTTATTAGTTTGTCAACTAGGTGAGATGTAACCGTAAAAGGGAACCCGACTTCAAAAGATGTTTCTTTTTCATCAAAAAGGGTTGTGCCTGGATGTATTAAGCGGTACAGATTCAATTTGGTGTAAATTGTTTCAATGCACCTTTTGAGGTTTCGGACCCCGGATTCTTTGTTAGTGTGATGTTGAATAATGTGTTCAATTGTTGAGTCATCCATAAGAATGTCATCTTGTTTGAATGAAACTTCATTGCATATGCGCGGTATCAAATAGTTTTTAGAGATAACAACTTTGTCTTTGACCGAATAACCATTGGTGCGTATTTTGTACATGCGATCTAAAAGGATGGGATTGACCCGTGATTCGTCGTTGTAACTGAATATGAATAAACACTTGCTCAAGTCAAAATGAATTTCTGAAAAGTATTTGTCATGAAACTGATTGTTTTGAGTAGTGTCGGTGAGATGCGTAAGAATGCCAACCAATTCATCTCCTTTTGAGGTGTCACTAATTTTATCAAGCTCATCAAAGTAAATGACTGGGTTGCTGGATTTGCACCGAATTAGAATATCAACAATTTTGCCCCACGTGCTACCCTCGTATGTATATGAATGTCCTTCCAAAAAGCTGCTATCAGTGGCACCTCCGAGTGCTATGAATGCAAAATCTCGTCCAAGAATTTTGCTGATTCCTTCTTTTACCAAGGAAGTTTTTCCAGTACCAGGAGGTCCATGAATTGCAACTGCAGTACCAATTGCGTTTGGGTTTGATAGCCATTGACCAACCATTTGCATAATTTGCATTTTGGCATCATTCAATCCATAAACGGCTGAATCAAGAGTCTTTTTTGAGTTAGTCATGAAGGAGTGACAAGAGTCAATTCCGTCTGAAATTGTTATAGGAATGTTTTTGAATTGGTTGAATGGTATTCGCATAAAAGCATCAACCCAATTTTTTAGTTTGCAATACTCACCACACCCTGGGTCCATGTATTGCAACATACCAATTTTCCTTATAGCAACTGCTTTCATCTCACGTGGAATATCTGATTCTAATAACGTGAGTTTGTATGGTTTTTGAATTTCAGAAATTTTTGAAACAGCGATTAGTTCATCAATCATATGAGATTGTTGTTTCAAAGACAAATGAGTTTTAAAGTACTCTAAGTCATTTGTGGTGCTCTTTTTTTTCAATAGTTTTCTAAATTTTTTTGAATTGCTTGATTTGTGTTTGTGTGTGAGTTCATCCAAATCTTCTTTTATTTTTTGTTCAGAAGCATCAAGTGTCTTCAACTGATTCAATACGACGCGTTTGTTTTTGGCGTTGGTCAGTAAATCTTCATATGTTTTTCGTAAAGATTTTAGCATATTGAGTTCGTCTGTATACTTTTGTTGTTGTGTTTCAACTGCAGAAATATCAAATTCTTCAGATTCTGAGTCAGAAGACGAGTAAAATGTTTCATCATCTTCATCATAGTACTCTTCTTCTTCATCATCATATGTTCTCCAAGAAGCATCGGATGATGAAGAACCGGGAACATAGTCTTCATCACTGTCGTCGTCGTCGTTGTCGTCAACGTACTTTTTACTGAAATCAAATCTCTTTGAAATATCATTGGGTTCAACATGAATGATAATATTGTATTTTTTTTCTTTTTTTTCTTTTTTTTCTTTTTTATTTACTTTGGAGGTTGATGGTTTTTCCAAATTTGTGATTGGTGAAGTGTTCTCCGAAAATATTGAACTGATAAGTGCATTTGCAATGGGGTCATCTTCTTTTTCTTTTGATGAGATGGTTGAAACGGGTGATAATTTTTTTTTGCTTTTTATCAGTGTTGATTCGCTTGGTGTTGGTGTTAGCAATGTGCTGATTTTTTCCAAGGCGTCTACTTTTTTTTTAATGTGGTTTGATGGATATAGTTGAGAGAGCAAGGAGTTGACTTCAATCCGTTCTTTCACATTTTTCAAGGTTTCTGTTTTAGTATTTTTTGACTTGGGTTTGGGTAATTCTTTTTTTTCTTCGGTTTGATTTGCTATTTCATCATCTTTTTTATCTTTGTCATGATCTTTTTCATCTTTTGGCTTGACAGTTTTGATGGGTTTGGGTTTTATAGTTTTGGGTTTGACTGTTGTTGCCTTTTTTTTTGTTTTAGATTCAGGGGTGTTGTCATCTTCGGTTAGTTCATCACTTTCAATAGGAGGAGGAGGATTGTCTGGATTAGTTAACCCAGGTTTACATGTTGGTTCTGTTTTTTTGGAACGTGTTGGTTTTTTGGACATGGTAGAGAGTGAAATTGTCATGAGATTGTTGCCCAATAATCTGAAAATGCGTTTATATTCTTATGATGTATTTTATAATATTGTTTGATTCAATTTTTTGAATAATTTGAAATTTACATAAAAATTGAATTCCAAAACAATCTAAATATTATTTGGTAAGTATAAAGAAGATTCAACTAAATGAGCGGCGGCGCATCTGTGTCAAAAATAGTTGGAATACAATTTAGCATTCTTTCCCCGGAAGAAATAAGAAAATGTGCAGTATGTGAAATTACGAGTCGTGATACGTACGTTGGTAACAAGCCGGTGTTGGGTGGATTATTTTGTCCATATATGGGAGTTTCAGAACCAGGTATGTTGTGTCCAACAGATGGTTTGGATTACATGAGAACCCCAGGATACTTTGGGAAGATAGAGCTTGCGCAACCAGTCTTTTATTATCAGCACATAAACACCATTCATAAAGTGTTGCGATGTGTTTGTATGAAATGTAGTCGTTTGTTAATCAACAAAGAAGCCCATAAACAGTGTTTAAAAATGAATTCAGATGAAAGGTGGGCATATGTGTTTAGTCACGCAAGCAAAGTAAAAACGTGTGGCGACGAAACAGAAGATGGATGTGGATTCGTAGTGCCCAAAAAAATCAAAAGAGAAAATTTAGCAATGTTGATAGCGGAGTGGGACAGTGAAAGTGTGAAAGGATTATCAGAAGAAGATGCAAAAAAAATGAACATGCAATTGACCCCTGATGTAGTATTGAAAATATTTCGCAGAATAAGCGACGATGATGTTTCTTTCATGGGGTTCAGTCCAGTGTTTTCACGACCGGACTGGATGATTTGTCAGGTGTTGGCAGTTCCTCCGCCGGCAGTAAGACCATCCGTAAAAATGGATGGTCATCAAAGAAGCGAAGATGATCTCACTCACATCATTGTGAACATTGTTAAAGCAAACAAAACTCTACAAGAAAAAATAAGAGATGGTGCTCAAACATCAGTTTGGCACATGGTTTTGCAATATTATTGTGCCACCATGGTTGATAATAACATTCCAGGTGCTGCTCCAGCTGCCCAGCGTTCTGGGCGAAAATTGAAATCCATTAAAGAAAGAATCAACGGAAAAGGCGGACGCGTGCGTGGAAATTTGATGGGAAAACGTGTTGATTTTTCAGCAAGATCGGTTATCACTCCTGATCCTAATTTATCAATCCGAGAATTGGGGGTTCCATTGAAGATTGCCACAAATTTGACAAAGCCCGTGGTTGTAAATAACATGAATCGCAGGTTTTTGATGTCTCTTGTCCGAAACGGACCAGATAAGTATCCTGGGGCAAAAATTTTGGAAAGAAAGGGAGGTGAAAACATTTCATTGCGATATGCAGATCGTGAAAACATTGTTTTACACAATGGAGACATAGTCCATCGTCACATGATGGATGGAGACGGTGTTTTATTCAATCGACAGCCAACACTTCATCGGATGAGCATGATGTGTCATATTGCAAAAATAATGAAGAGAGGAGATACTTTTCGGATGAACGTAGGAGATACAAAACCATACAACGCAGATTTTGATGGCGATGAAATGAACATGCACATGCCGCAAGATGAAGAAGCAGAGGCGGAATTGAAAAATTTGGCGGCAGTTCCATTTCAGATAATAAGTCCGGCAAAAAATGAATCAATCATTGGAATATTTCAAGATTCGTTATTGGGTTCTTATCAAATGACACGACCAAACATAACATTCGGATCAAGACAAGCAATGAATTTGCTAATGGCATTTTCATCGTTGGATGAAACTTTGTTTTCAAAAAAGAACGATAAGTTTACAAGTTTTGAAATATTGAGCCAAATAATGCCAGCTATTACGTTGAAGTATAAAACAAAAGGATTTGCAGAAAATGATGATATTGCAACGTCCCCCGGTGTATTGGAGATTACGGATGGAAATTATTTACGCGGACAACTGGACAAAACAGTGCTTGGAGGAGGAAGCAATGGTCTTATTACCAGAACGTGCAACGACTACGGAAATTTGATGGCATCAGATTTCATTGACAATTTGCAGAACATTGTAACAGAATACATGAAAACAACCGCATATAGCGTAGGAATAAGCGACTTGATTGCAGACAATTTAACAAAAACACAAATTTTAGAATCAATCCGTTCAAAAAAGCAAGAAGTTAAAAATTTGATAGACCAAACATATTTGGGAGTATTTGAAAATTCAACTGGAAACACAAATGAGAACGAGTTTGAATTCAAGGTAACAAACATATTGAACAAAGCAACCAATGATTCGGGTTCAATCGGTTTGAAGAGTTTGAGCAAAGACAACCGGTTTGTCACAATGGTAAAAGCTGGATCAAAGGGTGTTGATTTAAACATTTCTCAAATGATTGCATGCCTGGGACAACAGTTGATTGATGGCAGGCGCATTCCTTACGGATTTGAGAACAGAACGCTTCCGCATTTTACGAAATACGATGATTCGCCAGGTGCACGCGGATTTGTTGAAAATTCATTTATATCGGGTCTTACGCCTGAAGAATTATTCTTCCATGCTATGGGTGGTCGTGTCGGTCTTATTGACACCGCAGTCAAAACAAGCACAACTGGCTACATTCAAAGGCGATTAATCAAAGGAATGGAAGATTTGAAAATTGAATATGACATGACAGTGCGAAATAACAAATCAAGAATCATTCAATTTGCATATGGAGAAGACAATATAGATCCAGTGAAGGTTGAAAGCCAGTTAGTGCCACTCGTTTCCATGAGCATTGAAGACATATACGCACATTATCACATGCCGAGCAGTGATGCCAAAGACATTGTGTTTACGTCTGCCTTTACAAAAGGAGTTATCATGAGAATGAAACGAGAAAAATCAGAAAGTGATACAAAATTCAAAGAACTCATTGATTACATGATTGAAGAGCGTGAACAAATAATAAAATGTGTGTTTCGCGGCAAAGACGTAGACAGAGTATTTATGCCAGTGGGATTTGTTCACACAATCAACAATGTCAAAGGCTTGCAACAAATCAACAATAATTCAGTGGTTGACATAACCCCACTTGAAGCATTGAAACTAATTGAAGAAAAGTACAAACGGTTGGAATTGCTGAATTATTGTCCTCCAACCAGACTGTTCAAAGCAATGTATTATTATTATCTATCACCCAAAGATTTGCTCATGGTGAAAAGATTCAACAAAAAAGCATTGATTGTTTTGCTTGAAATGATTGAGCTGAAATATAAGAGCTCAATTATTGCACCAGGCGAAATGGTTGGCATGATAAGTGCACAAAGCATTGGAGAGCCTACAACGCAACTTACATTGAATACTTTTCATACTGCTGGTAGTGGAGTGGCAGTGAAAGCGAATGTCACACGCGGTGTTGCAAGAATTGAAGAATTGCTTTCCATAACAGAAAATCCTAAAAACACGTCTTTGACAATTTATTTGAAAGCAGATGATGAACTTGACATTGATCGCGCCAAAGAACTTATTCCCCAAATAGAGTTGACTGTATTGGTTGATTTGGTTGAAAGTTCAACAATATGTTTTGATCCTGACGACATGAACACATTGATACAAGAAGACAAAGAAACTATGTCTCAATTCAATGAATATCAAAAAATGTTGAATGAATGTGCAGAAAATGCATCGGATGTTGAAGGAGAGTCCAGTTCATCCAAATGGATTATTCGCATAAAAATGAAGCGTGAAATGATGTTGGAGAAAAAAATAACAATGGACGACATCCATTTTGCAATCAAGACTGTTCATGGGGAAGATGTCACTTGCATATTCAGTGATTACAATGCTGACAACTTAGTGTTTCGTCTTCGTATGAACAACATAAATGGAAAAAAATCACTGAAACCCAAAGAAAATCCATTAGATCAATCAGACAAGATATACATTCTCAAAAATTTTCAAGACAACCTTTTGAATAACATTGTTTTAAGAGGTGTAAAGAACATTTCCAAAGTAACACTTCGTAAACAAATGGATAACTTGAAGAAAGAAGATGGCGGATACATAAAAAAAGAAACCTGGGTTTTAGACACCAAAGGAACGAATTTGGTAGATGTACTTGGATTGGATTATATTGATATGTCTCGCACCATAAGCGATGACATTCAAGAAATATACAATATTCTTGGAATAGAGGCAGCCCGAGAAGCGCTTTTGTCTGAAATGACCGCAGTTTTTGAAAATGATGGAACCTACATAAATTATCACCATTTGAGTTTATTGTGTGATCGCATGACTGCAAGTTCTAATATGGTATCAATTTTCCGTCACGGAATAAACAATGATCACATTGGTCCCATTGCAAAAGCCTCATTTGAAGAGACGCCAGAAATGTTTTTGAAGGCGGCTCGTCATGCAGAACTGGATCCGGTT